ACTATTTTTGCATTGTCTTGGATTTTATTTTCTTTTAACAGAAAATTCATTGTATTCAGAATAAAGGTAACATTACCATCCATTAAGTTATTGAATTTAATACAATCATAATTGTTTATATTATCATTGAAATTACATCCTTGTGCCCAAATAACTATATTTACATCAGGTATATTCCTCAAACTATTTTGATCATCGCTTGTTACTAATACCATAGTGTTATTATTTACATCAATATTATTGTTGTTTGTTGTAGTGCCAATAACATTTATATTATCTTTTTTAAATTGTTCAAAAATATACCCTCCGATTGAACCTGTTGCTCCAAATAGTAAAGCTGTATTACTTGTCATTTTAATATATAAAATTGTATTTATTATATATTAAAATTTATAACTTATTATACAATAGATTTCAATCCATGCATTAATTCAATTTCTATATTCCATCCTAATTCTTTCAACTTTTGATTACTAATATAATAGCGTTGATCATTAAAAGGACGATCTTCCACATATTCTATCCATGCATCGTAATCCTCTGTATTTTTCATGGTTTTTATCAATATTTTTGCAATATCCATTACAGAATATTCCATTCCTTCATCACAACCTATATTGTATATTTCACCGATTGTCCCTTTTTCTAATATACATTCAAAAGCCTTTGCTGTATCATATGCATGTAGAAATGCTCTTACGCTCGTACCCTTTCCTTGAATTGTAACCTTTTTATTTTCTTTTAATAAATGAATGAATCTTGGTATCAGTTTTTCAGGATATTGATTAGGACCATACACATTGTTACCTCTTGTAATGATAATTGGCATTTTATAAGAATGACTATATGATTGCGCTATTAATTCTGCACCTGCTTTTGTTGCAGCATAAGGGTTTGTAGGGCATAAGACAGAATGTTCGGTTTTGTGTGTTTCATCAACTGTGTTCATAGACTCGCCATATACTTCATCAGTAGAAACATGAATGATTTTTTTTACTTTCTTGTATTTTCTTGCACATTCTAATAAAATATGGGTTCCTAATACATTGTCTTTTGTAAAAATAAGTGAATCTTCAAAGGAGTTTTGAACATGTGATTGTGCTGCAAAGTGTATTATATGTGTTATCTCATGTTGAATCAGTGTTTGCTTTATTAAATTTTCATCACATAAGTTACCTTCTACTAAAACATATTTCGCATTTTTTCTTATTGATTCATCAATATTATTTTTATCAGCACAATAATACATGGCATCCAAGTTAACAAGTTTATTTATTTTTTGTTTTGGAAAATAATAATTGATAAAATTACTTCCTATAAATCCACATCCACCAGTAATTAACAAATTGACTTCTTCTTTTAAAGTTTCCTTATATTGAATTAAGCACTCGCGAACACTTGTACGAATATGTTTTATTTTGGGATATAAAGATTCCAATTTTGTCGTATCTAAATAATTATTTGACCTATCTGCAGCTAGTATCTTTCTTTGTTCTTCTTGACTAAAGTTGTTCCACTTGAAATCTTTGTCTACTATTTCTTTATACATTTGTAGAATTTCGTTGTGACTTATTAGTCCTGGATTTGTCAAATTAATTGTACCTACAGTCTTGTTTTTCATCATATCCAAAATATAAGGGAGTAACTCTGGTAATACTGTCATAGAATTGGGAATGGAGCAAATTTTTTCATAATTTACGATTTTTGTAATAAAATTTCGTGGGTTTTTTTCTCCAGTAATTGGCATGCGGATACGTAAATTTAAAACATTATTTTCATACATGTTCATTAACCTATCTGTAAATCCTTTAATAACCGAGTAAGAAGAACCAAAAAAATTGGGTTTATCATTTTCTGTAAATCCATTTTCATCTTTTCCAAAAGGATGAGTTTCATCAAATTTGAATATACAACCAGTACCTAAATAAGTGTAATGTATGTTGTTTTTATTGCAAATATCAGCTAATAACAAAGGAGAAAATAGGTTGTCTCTCACATTTTCAAATAACTTTCCTTTTTCTTCTAAATAATCAATTGTAGTATACACTTTATTATCAATTTTACCGTGAGTTCGTCCAATCAATGATATTACATGGGTTGGTTGTATGTTTTCAATTTCTTTTTCTAATTCAACTTCATCATCTACGCGACTCTTACCTTCAGTATAATCTACATTTGCATCTTTTAAAATATTAATGAATTGGCTTCCTATCCAACCTCTTGAACCATATACTAAAACTTTCATTGAGCACATTTATTTTTAAATATATTTAATTTATAAAAAAAAAACTTATTTAATAGATAAATATACAAATATGATTGTGTAAAAAAATAATAATTTTTATTTTCATTATATAACATAATGAAAAATATGGAAAATGAAATAAAACGATTTGAGCAAAGTGTCTTTAAAAAATTTTGTAACAATTATGAAATCGCTAAAAATAGTGTTATAAATGAACCTATTGATATTTTTAGATTATTGTGTTTTAAAATGAATTATTTTATAAAATTTGTTGAATTACCAAAATTTAAAAAAAATAGTTTGTTTGAAGCGGTGTTAATTGAATTTAGAAACCTTCCGCATATTGAGTTTACTATTCGTAACGCAATAATAAAATTAGGTTCTGAATGGTGTCATACGATTATTTGCGGAATTCAAAACCATAGTCTAGTTGAAAATATTTGTAAAAATATTTCGTGTAAAATAAAAATTATAAAATTGGAATTTGATAATCTTACACAATCGGAATATAGTGAATTTTTGACAACAATGGATTTTTGGAATTTACTAAAAGGAGAGAAAATATTAATATATCAAGAAGATTCCATTATATTTAAAACAAATATTTATGATTTTATAGATTTTGATTTTATTGGTGCTCCATTTGCAAAAAATAGCAATGATACACCTAATTGCGTTGGTAATGGAGGATTGAGTTTAAGAAGCAAATCAATAATGATTGAAGTTATCAAAAAAAAACATCCGCTTGATTGTAATTACAATAATTCTACTATTGATTATATGAAACAGGTAAATTTAGAATTTCCACCAGAAGATGTTTATTTTTCAAAAGTCATGCAGGAAAATATCATAGGTATTGTTGCAAATTGGAATGATGCTTTTCAATTTTCTTCGGAAACTGTTTTTAATGAAAACAGTTTTGGTGCTCATAAAATTTGGGTTTCAAATAAAGAATGGAAAACTCACATCAAAAAACAATTTAATTATAAGATTTATACACCAAGAAGTAATATAAATAAATTACTGCTGTATAATAATGTATCACTAAAATTTAATTTAAATAATAAAACACCCAATGCTTTTGACATTGATTTATATTTTTTCTGTAAAGTCAATAATTTGGAATACATAAACGATACTACTGCACTTAATTATATTAATAAAATTGCGTTAGATGGATTCATTTATCACCCTAAACAATTACTGAATATTTATCCGGACATAGAGTTTTATACATTTTTGAATAATATTTATGTTTTTCAAAAAAATGAGATGGAGCCTTTACATCAATTTGTAAACAAAAATCTATACAATTCTAACTTTGATAATTTATCTAATTTATTGATAAAGAAAAAATATAGTTGTTTGAATGATAATTATGATATTTTATTGTTGATTTTTATTGGCAATGAACAAATTGGAATTGATTTAATTGAACGTTTAATCAAATATAAAAAAATTCAAAATAATTTCAATATTGCATTTTGTTTTAATTCTGATGATTTAATTAAAAATAAAATTATTAAATCTATGATAAGAAACAATTTTGATTTTTATGCCATTTATAAATGTAAACAACTTGGTTCAGATATAGTACCTACAATTTTGATGTATAATGATATTATACTAAAACACGAATTTCAACATATTTTTAAATTTCATACAAAATCAATAAGAGAAAATTATTTAAATTTGACTAATTATTTACTTAAAGAACCTTTGCATGATTTATTGAATAAGAATAAAAAAAAATTTGCTGATTCCAATTGTATTGGTGAACCCAGTTATTATATACATTTATCTCAAGATATTTTCAACAATGAATTAAAAAAAAAAAATTCTTCAAAAATAGATGTTAACAAATATTTTGTAGCAGGCACAATATTTTATACATCATCACAAGTTATGAATGCAGTATTGGAGTTTGTTAAACATAATAATTATAGAACTTATTTATTGAATAATTTGTACGAAAATAACTCAATAAATAAAGATTTCTCTCCCATGCATTTTTTAGAAAGATTGTTTGGGGTTGTCAATATTTGATTCGTTTTTATATATTTCTTCAGATGTTTGTAACATTGTATTTACATTGCTTTGATTGCTTTGATTGCTTTGATTGCTTTGATTGCTTTGATTGCTTTGATTGTTTTGTATTAAATTAAGTATTATTTTAATATCTTGTAGATTAAAAAAATTCATAACGAATCTTTTTTTGACAATATTTATTTTATTCAAATCAAAAAAATAATGATATAAGCAATTCTTAATATAAGCTTCATAATTATTATTTTTTTCATCTATTTTAAATAAACTTTTGTCTAATAAATTTAAATAAATAAAATTGTACATATTGAAATTAAAATTAATAAAGCATTTTTTATAATATTCCTCTTCTAATCTACTTAATATTTCACGACTATGATTCAAAGTACTTGATGAAATATTAGATACTACTAAATTTGGATAGCAAATGAAGGACGAATTTTTAAAATGTTTGAACATAAGCATATATTCTTTATCAAAAAATGATATTTCTGAAGTACGAATTTTGAACATTGCTTTCGCTCCTTTTAATGAGTAATAGTTGGCGTGTGCTCCATATAAATTATTACTATTTTCACTAGGTTTATACAATTTATTTTTAACATTTTTATAATTTTCTTTTGAAAAATTGAAATCATGTGCACCTAGTAATAAAAAATCTAACGTGTTTTCATCATTATTCTTAGCATTATATATATTCAAAAATTCATTTATAAAATTTTTGTGAAGAATTATATCGTCTTCAAAAATGATAGAATTTTCATAATTATTTTTTATTATTTGATATAAACACCATAAATGACTCATACAACATCCTAATTCACCTTTTGATATAAAAGTATTTGAATTATCCGATATGCTTTTATAGAATTCTGTTGATATTTTATCTACTATAACTAAAGTAAAATTTATTTTATATTTATTCATTAGTGTTACTACGTAGTTTCGTTTAATTTCATCATCTTTCAAATTTATTACAAATATTTTTTTTATTTTGTCATTTAAACTTGGCAAAGAAATTCTTTCTACTTCACCATCCGAATTATCACTATTTGTTATATTGATTAATTTTACCTTGTAATTTTTTATTGACTCTATTGATAAATTCATTTTATATAATATAATATTTATTTTTTTGTAATCTATATTTATATAAGTTTAATTATTTGAATTAAATATTTTGATATTTAATTCAAATAATTAAAATTCTAAATATTTTTTAAAAATATAATGTATAAATAATATAAATGTCCGATTCACAATGTTCTTCAATCAATGTTGATGGTATTTTTAATGCCGACCAGGGATATTTTAGAAATATTACAACGTCCAATATTACTAGTTATCCATCATTGAATTTAGCAATTCTTTCTAATGATTGCTCTGATAAAACACCTGATGTAATAATTGGTCTAAATGCAGTATATTTAAATTGGAGTCATTTTACTACGTTATTTTTCAGCCCACCTAGTGGATATTTTTGTATTAACCCTGCAAATATAAATACAAGTGCTATTAGTTTTGGAAGTCAAACTTATGAAACAACTTATAATAAAAGTGTAACATTTAGTCTTTCCGACCAAGTTCAAAAATGCTGGTCCAAAAAAAATAGTAAACCAGAAACTGCTATTCCACCCAAAGTAAATATTGAGTTATATAGACAATGTTTCTTAACAAGGAGTTTAGCTTCAGTCTATGGTGATTTTGTTGGATTAAGTTATGATGAAGCATTATCTTCATTATTATCTAATGGTACTATTGCAGTAGGCGATTCAGAATCTTCAGCAATTGTTAATTTTACAATAGGTTATCAGTATTATTTCAAACCATTAGATATTGTTTTATTAACTAATTTTAATTATGTTACTAGTATTCCGTGCTATAAAAATACATCTTCTTTTAGTGATGACTGTAGTTGTCCGTATAGTAATGATACCAAGAATTATGATAGAACTAATTTTGATTTAAATAATTTAGATGATACATCTATAGCTTCTGGATATGAATCTTCATCAAATGCAAATTACGATAGCACAAGTTATTCAAACATTGAAAATGTTTTAGAACAATTTTCAGTTAACTCAGGAACTAACTCAAGTGTTAGTAAATCAGTTGTCAGTGCAATTGCTGATTACATTAATAATGATGCTGTAACTGTCTCCTCTTCTGATAGTAATAGTAGCGGATCCTGGTAAATTGTGTTTATTTAACAATTTAGTTGAATAATTAATTATATTATTTTTATATAAATGACATCAAAACAAAGAGTATTTTCAAATTCTAAAAGAGATTT